ACTTTTTAAAGGTAGTGCACAATGATGTGCGCAGTAACACTGAGTCGCTAGGAAAGCTCAAAGGAAAGATTGAGCTTGTTGAACAAGAGTCGCGCCTCAAATATCAGGCCATACAGGAGCAGACACAACTTGAAATCAAAAACTTAGCTAGAAGCGTAGCTGAGCTATCAGACGCAGTCAAGCAATTAATAATTAATAGATAATGGACACAGTATCAACAGCACCTGATTTTGGTGTATTTAGCCAATTGTCTGAGTACGGACCAATTGGATTAGCAGCACTAGCACTTGGCTATGTGGCTTGGGTATTTATCAAACGACACCTAGATAACAAGTAATGTCATTCGGTCCATTTGAAGTACTCACACAATACGGCGTCCTCGGCTTTGCAGTTTTAGCCCTTGGATACCTTTGTTGGATGTTCCTCAATCGCCTTATGAAGAGCGAGGATGATCTTAAGGAGAAGGTAAATGAGCTAGAGGGTGAGTACCGTGAGAAGCTTGATAGCAAGCTCACAGAGAGCACTGAGAGCTCTAAAAGTCTTAAGGAGATAGTTCTCATGTTCTTAAGTAAGAAATGAAACGTAAGCTCATCATTGTAGGCTCTCTGTTCATTGTGCTCGTGGTGGCACAAGTATTCTCAAGCGGACACGGTCACGTTGTCGTGGTTGAGGATAACATACAGCTGACAGGTGAGAACAAGAAGCTTACAACGGCTAACAAGAAGCTTACTAATAGTGTAAACCAACTGCAGGCTGAAAACGAAGAACTAGTAGAGGACAAAGAGAATTTACAAGACATGGTATCTGAGGTCATAGGAGATCTAGACAGTACCAAGTCGGTTGTGAAAGATATTAAAAAAGAACTAGATAATGAAAAGGATATTGTTCGTAAGCAGTCTAGTGGTAAGCAGTTTGATTTTCAGCCAATCACGCTACCCACTTCAGACGGTAATTGATGGTGACTCTGTTGTTATCCTTACAAAGGCGCAGGCAGATACCATCAACGCAATATTCGAAAGTCAGAAGGCTAGGATTGCAAGATTTAAGTCCGATGTAAAGACAAAGGACTCAATTATATCAGTTAGGGATACAGTGCTTATGTTCTACAGCCAACAGGTCGTTCAGTACAGAAACGTGATTGACCTACAGATTGTACGTGAAGATAAGCTTGACACCATACGTCAGTGGCTTCAAAAGAGAGCTGAGGAAGGGGCTTGGATATACTACTCATACATCAACAATGAGATAGTAGCCGTAGACCTCTCTGACTATGTTGTAAGAAAGGATGATTACACGGGTGATATAATGTTCTTCAAGAGAACTGAAGACTGCCCTATAGATGAAAAAGATAAAGAACCGCCTGTTGGTTGGCACTACGATGTAGTAAAACCAAAGAGACCTAAACTAAATATTTTTAAACTATGAAAAAGTTTTTTAGAGAGTTAATCTCAGACGATAATCAAATTAACGAGCAGGCCTTTGTTGGTGTTATCTCGTTTTTCGCAATGGTGTTTGTCTTATTGACAGATGTAATCACCGGTGTAATTGGTAACGAATTAGTCATCAAGGAATTTATCTTTGATGGATTTATGTTACTAACTTTGGGAGCGTTTGGCATCACAACTGCCGGACGTATTATGAAACTTAAAAATAAAGATAAAGATGCAACTGAGTAAAAATTTAGCACTAGCAGAAGTAACACGTAGCGAAACTGCAAAACGTAAAGGCATTTCTAATATGCCTACACCTGAGCACATTGAGAACTTCAAGAAGTTGGCTGAGAACGTGTTCCAACCTATCCGTGAGCACTTTGGTGTTCCTATCCATATTAGTTCAGGATATCGTTCTGCTGCTTTGAATAAAGCAATTGGAGGCGCAGGTAAAACAGTTAACGGTGTTTATATTCCTGCATCACAACACTGCACAGGCGAAGCAATTGATATTGACATGGACGGTACAACTGTTACTAATGCGTCTATCTTTAACTACATCAAAGATAACTTAGAGTTTGACCAACTTATTTGGGAATTTGGAACTGATACTAATCCTGATTGGGTACACGTATCTTACGAGTCTACCGGCAAGCAGCGCAAGCAAATTCTTAGAGCTATTAAGCAAGGTGGTAAGACTGCATACGTCCCTTACAAATGATCATAGCAAATTGGACACCAAGTACTAAGCATAGCAGTCTAACAAGGGCTGCTATCTTGGTATATAATATTGTCAGAGATGAGAAACAAACTAGCAGGAACTAAGACAGGTTCATCAAAGAGTGCCAAGTACTATCAGTCAAATCCTGAGGCGAGAGCCAAGAAGGAGAAGTATGACAAGGAGTATCACTCTACAGATGAGCGTAAGGAATACCGTGCCGGGCTCAATAAAGAGAACCGTGAGCGTGGTACCTATGGCAATGGGGATGGTAAGGACGTATCACACAAGTCGCGCACGCGTACACGTATGCAGTCTCAATCAAAAAACCGCGCTGATAAGAAGCGCTCATTTTTCAAGTAATGAAACAATTTGCACTTACTTTTGCTGCGCTGCACCTACTCTTTTCGTGCTCGTCAAGCTACCACCTAAACAAGGCCATAAAGAAAGGATACCGATGCGAGGAGGTCTCTGATACAATTCAGATAACTTCAATCGACTCAATTCCTGTCATTGTGCACGACTCAATTGTGTGGGAGAAGGTCTTGGTACAAAAAGACACAATCATTCGCTACAAGCAAAGTATTGTACCTAAAACAAGGCTTGAGATAAGATTGGATAAGCGCAAGTTTAGCGATAGCCTCAAGACCCTTAGAAGGATGTACTCTGACAGCTTAAAAGCTGATGTAAAAATGCATCGTGATAGTTTAAAGGCTAATGTCAAGTTGGTTAAGAATAAAAATAGACAAAAGAAAAAGAACGGATACAACTTTTTCTTTTTAGGTTTAGGTATGGGTGCGGCACTTACATTCTTTGCGAGATATGTTGCTAGTGAAGTATTCAGGAAATAATTATTTAATAAATTGTATCTTTGTACAAATCAAATCCAATGAAAATAGAAAAATTTTTAACTAAGGAGGAGCTAGAGGCTACTCAAGGAATGCACAACGAGTTTAACAAGCTAAAGATTCAGCTTGCTGACGTTGAGCTACAGAAGCATGGTCTATTAAAGCATATTGATATGCTAAGACTAGAGTTTCAGCAACATGAAAAAGGTCTAATGGACAAGTACGGTGAGGATGCTGTAATCAACCTTCAAACCGGAGAGGTCACAAAAAAATAAGAAATGGGAAAGATTAGCAGCTACGCAATTGATTCAACGCCAAACCTAAGCGATAAGCTTATTGGTACTGATGTGGATAACTTAAATTCCACAAAGAATTTTACTGTTGGTCAAGTTGTATCATTGGCTAATGCTAATATTATATTCAATCAAGTATTGAATGGTTCGTCAACGGTTGCTCAAGCTCCGTCTGCCTTAAACACTCCATTGATTGTATCTTTTGGCGCTGCTCAAGGAGGTCCTTCAACTGATATTGAGCTTCAGGCAGGTGGAAAAATTATATTCAATACCTCAGGGCAGTACTTCATTAACGCATATGGAAATGTTGAGCGTCAAGGGTCATCAGGTGGTACTGCTGTTGTTTTGTTCCGTGCGCTTTTGAATGGCACTCAAATATCAACGACTAAGGGATTTCGCTTAGATACACCAAACTTACCTGACCCGTATGAGGTTACTATTCCTTTCTACGCAAATGCAGGAGATATATTTTGGTTTGAGATTATGCGTGACTCATCAGGAACCAATGCAGGTGGTATATACCCACACACAAACTTGGGCGGATGGTCTAATGTACCATCATCTCAAATTCAAATTTGGAAATTAAATTAAATGGAAATCAGGAAGATATCGGTTGGCCCGGACTATAAGGGTGGAGCGATGCATTACATTGTTGGTCAGAAAGTACTAGGTGATACTCAAGATATTCACCTCATCAAGTACGATGACTATAAGCAATCAATTAAGATTTATATTGCCAATGATAAGAATGAGATTGTCCTTTGGAAGGAGTTCAACAATACCGTTCCTGTTGCCATTGAGTACAATATAAATATCTAATGCAATCACCGTTCTACTTTATCACTAAACCACTTAAGGGAAAGAGATACAATAACACCAAGGAGATTGGTGGTATCGACCTTATTATAAGTACCTCAGAAGAAGACCACAGGTTCTCAAACAGAGAGGCTGAGGTTATCGAGGTGCCACTAGGCTATGAGGGACCTATAAAGCCCGGGCATAAGCTACTTGTTCATCACAACGTATTTAAGTTCTACAACGACATGAAGGGGCGTCGCAAGAGCGGTAAGAGCTTCTTCAAAGAGGATATGTTCTTCATCGAGCCCGACCAATTCTATATGTTCCATGACGGTGAGTCTTGGATGGCATACGACAAGTACTGCTTTGTTGAGCCTGTCAAACCCGAGGACTCATACATCTATAAACCACTAAGCGAAGAGCCACTGATGGGCATTATGCGCTATCCAAATGAGGCGCTTATAAAGGCCGGAGTAAAGGCAGGTGACAAGGTATGCTTTAAGCCTGAGAGTGAGTATGAGTTTATCGTGGATGATGAGAAGCTATACCGAATGTATGACCATCAAATCACAGTGAAATTATGAGCAGAGAGAAAGACTTAAGACGTAATATTATTGAGGCAGGATACAGAGCTGTTGAGCAACTCATCAAGGTTGCTAAAGAGGATATCATTAAACCTGATCCTGAGGATGACTTGTCAGTAGACAAATTAAAGAATGCTGCAGCATCAAAACGATTAGCTATATTTGATGCATTCGAAATTCTAAATAAAATCGAAGCCGAGAAGGCTATATTGGAGGAGGTAAAAGATGAATCACCAAAAATTGACATTAAACAGGGATTCGCAGAGCGAAGAGCTAAATAGTTTATATAGCGTTATCAAAGATCACATACCTAAGAGGGTTAAAGATCAAAAGAACCGAAACCACAGTTGGCAGTATGGTTATAATGACCAATACGATGTTGTAATCTTATCAAAGACAGGAAGGATAGGTGATATATACAACATCAATGGAGTGAATATAGCCCTTCCTGATGTCCCTTCAAATTGCACAAGCAGAAGTTCAAAATCATCAGAGCAGTATTGGGAGCGTGTTGACATACCAAAACAGTTGGGTCGCATTCAGTCAATCTTCCAATGGCATGAGATGCCTAAAGAATTCAAAGCACAATACGTTGACTACATAGAGAAAGAGTTTGATCGCCGAGATCAGGGGCATTGGTTTATGAACAACGGAACTCCGACATATATGACGGGTTCCCACTACATGTACCTTCAGTGGTCTAAGATTGACGTCGGATACCCTGACTTCCGAGAAGCAAACCGTATCTTTTTTATCTATTGGGAGTCCTGTAAGGCTGACTATAGAAGTTTTGGAATGGTGTATTTAAAGATACGTCGTTCCGGGTTCTCCTTTATGTCATCATCTGAGTGCGTGAACATTGCAACTCTTGCAAAAGACTCTAGGGTTGGTATCCTATCAAAGACAGGTTCCGATGCCAAGAAGATGTTCACCGATAAGGTTGTGCCTATCAACAGTAACCTACCGTTCTTCTTCAAGCCGGTGATGGATGGTATGGATAAGCCAAAGACTGAGCTTGCATATCGTGTTCCTGCTTCCAAGATCACCAAAAAGAATATGCATGAGATTGATGAGGATGGCGTAGATGGCCTTGACACAACAATAGATTGGAAGAATACAGATGAGAACTCTTACGATGGTGAGAAGCTATTGTTCTTAGCGCATGACGAGAGTGCAAAATGGACTAAGCCAAACAACATCCTGAACAATTGGCGAG